GACCGTTAACCAGGCAACAATATCTACAGATGCTAGATTTGGTATACTCTCAAAGTCTGGACCCGATGCAAAGAAAATGTTTACTGACAAAGTTGTCCCAATATCGGTCAACTATCCATTTTTCTTCAAACCGATACAGGATGGGATGGACAGGCCCAAGACGGAGCTTGCTTATAGAGTCCCAGCCTCCAAGTTTACCAGAAGAAAACTTGATTCAAATGAAAAACTACAGGAAATTACCGGTCTTGACACAACCATCGATTGGAAGAATACCGGTGACAACTCCTACGACGGGGAGAAGCTTAAACTCCTTGTCCACGATGAATCAGGCAAGTGGGAAAGGCCGACGAACATCCTCAACAACTGGCGAGTAACAAGAACTTGTTTACGATTAGGTTCTAGGGTTATAGGTAAATGCATGATGGGGTCAACCTCAAATTCTTTAGATAAAGGCGGGTCAAACTTTAAAAAACTTTACGATGATTCCAATGTTACACAAAGAAACGCCAATGGACAGACTCGCTCAGGACTCTATTCTTTGTTCATACCTATGGAGTGGAACTACGAAGGATACATTGATTCTTATGGCCTTCCTGTATTCGACACACCAAAAGAAAAAGTTGAAGATCCACACGGAACAGAAATAAAACAAGGTGTACTAAATTATTGGAATAATGAAGTAGAAGGATTAAAATCTGATCAAGATAGTTTAAATGAATTCTACAGGCAATTTCCAAGAACAACAAAGCATGCGTTTAGAGATGAATCTAAAATGTCTTTGTTTAACTTAACAAAAATATACGAGCAAATAGATTTTAATGAAGATCTTAAAAACTCAATCAAAGTAACTAAAGGAAGTTTTCAATGGGAAAACGGGCATCAAGATACTAAAGTAATATTTGTACCAAATAAAGACGGTAGATTTTTAGTTAGCTGGGTTCCTCCTGAGCAGTTACAAAATAAAAGATATATAAAAAATGGCACTAATTATCCTGGTAATGAGCATTGCGGAGCATTTGGTTGTGATCCATACGATATATCGGGCACTACAGATGGCAGAGGATCCAATGGATCTCTTCATGGGTTAACAAAGTTTTCAATGGAAGATGTGCCGCCTAATATGTTTTTTTTAGAATACATAGCTAGACCACAAACAGCTGAAATATTTTTTGAAGATGTACTTATGGCTTGCGTGTTTTACGGGATGCCAATACTGGCTGAGAATAATAAGCCTAGGTTATTGTACTATTTTAAACGAAGAGGCTACAGAGGTTATTCAATTAATAGGCCTGATAAAAAATATAACAAACTTTCTGTAACAGAAAGAGAGCTAGGTGGAATACCTAACTCAAGCGAAGACATTAAACAAGCACACGCCGCGGCTATAGAAACTTACATAAATGATTTTGTAGGTTTAAAAGAAACCGGTTATGGTGATGTGTATTTTCAAAGAACATTAGAAGATTGGGCTAAGTTTAATATCAATAACAGAACAAAGCATGATGCATCTATAAGTTCGGGGCTTGCTTTAATGGCTTGTAACAAACATAGATATGCTCCAAATGCGCCTAGACAAAAACCACAGGCAATAGATCTGGGTATTAAGAAGTACGATAATAAAGGTTCAACATCAAAAATAATAAGTTAAATGGGTATATATACTAACACCAATAGCGCTTTTCCTAGTCAAGTAGTTAGCGATGCAGAAAAAGCAAGCTGGGAATACGGAACGCAAGTTGGGCAGGCTATTGAATACGAATGGTTTGGTCAAGGGCGCACTAATGGTAATAGATACTTAACTAGTTGGAATCAATTTCACCAATTAAGATTATATGCTCGAGGGGAGCAATCAATACAGAAATACAAAGATGAATTGTCTATTAATGGTGATTTATCTTATTTAAATTTAGATTGGAAACCTGTACCAATTTTATCTAAGTTTGTAGATATTGTTGTTAATGGGATATCGGCTAAAGCTTACGATATTAAAGCTTATGCTCAAGATCCTCAATCAATAAAGAAAAGAACCAATTACGCTTCTATGCTTTATGAAGATATGGTATCTAAAGAATATTTAGATAGTCTTAAGCAAACGTTAGGAATTGATTTATATCAAACGCCTAATATTGATACTGTACCAGAGTCTAAAGATGAACTAGAATTGCATATGCAGCTAAGCTACAAACAGTCGGTTGAAATAGCAGAAGAAGAAGCTATAGCATCTGTACTTGCTCAAAACAAATTTGATCTTACTAGAAGAAGATTAAATATGGATTTGACTGTACTAGGTATGGCAGTAGCTAAAACTAGTTTTAATACAGCAGAAGGAATTACAGTTGATTATGTAGATCCTGCTTATGTTGTTTATTCTTATACGGAAGATCCAAACTTTGATGATGTATATTACGTAGGTGAAGTAAAGTCTATAACAATACCTGAGCTTAAAAAAGAGTTTCCGGATATTGGAGAAAAAGAACTTGAAAGAATACAATCAATGCCAGGTAACAGTCAGTACATAACGGGCTGGGGTAACTATGATGAAAACACAGTTCAAGTATTATACTTTGACTATAAGACATACCACAACCAAGTATTTAAAATAAAAGAAACGCCACAGGGATTAATGAAAGCTTTAGAAAAGCCTGATTCATTTAATCCACCAGAAAATGATAACTTTGAAAGAGTATCAAGATCTATTGAGGTGCTATATAATGGGGCTAAAGTGTTAGGCTCTAATGAAATGATAAAGTGGGAGCTAGCAAAGAACATGTCTAGACCTACCGCTGATACAACTAAAGTAGAAATGAACTATGCTTTATGTGCACCTAGAATGTACAAAGGGCGTATTGAATCTATTGTAAGTAAATGTATTGGCTTTGCTGATATGATTCAGTTAACACATTTAAAACTGCAACAAGTTCTATCTCGTATGGTACCAGATGGTGTTTACTTGGATATGGATGGACTTGCAGAAGTTGATTTAGGTAACGGAACTAACTACAATCCAGCGGAGGCATTAAATATGTATTTCCAAACAGGTTCTATAGTTGGTAGATCACTTACTCAAGATGGCGATATGAATGCCGGTAAAGTGCCTATTCAAGAACTTAACAGTTCATCTGGTCAAGCTAAGATATCTGCTCTTATACAAACGTATCAATATTATTTACAAATGATACGTGACGTAACCGGGCTTAATGAAGCAAGAGACGGCACGGCTATGGATAAAAACTCGCTTGTAGGGCTGCAAAAAATGGCCGCTAACGCATCTAATGTAGCAACTAGGCATATTAATCAGTCTAGCCTTTACATCACTCTTAAACTAGCTGAAAACATTGCGCTTAAAATAGCTGATGCATTAGAATTTCCACTAACTAGAAGTGCTCTACAAAATTCTATATCTACATTTAACATTAAAACTTTAGACGAGATAGTAAACTTAAATCTTCATGACTTTGGTATATTCTTAGAATTAGAACCAGACGATGAAGAGCAGGCACAACTAGAAAGCAATATACAAGTTGCATTGCAGCAAGGAGGTATTGACCTTGAAGATGCTATAGATATAAGAGGAATTAAAAATCTTAAGTTAGCTAATCAAATGCTTAAGATAAAGCGTAAAGCTAAAGCTAAACAGGATCAAGCTAATCAACAAGCTAATATTGCAGCTCAAGGACAGTCGCAAGCCGATACAGCAGAAAAAACAGCTATGGCAGAAGTTCAAAAACAAGAAGCTATAATGGGTGCAAATGTTCAATTTGAACAGTCTAAAAATCAAATGGAGATTCAACGCATGGAAATAGCATCTCAATTAAAAGCTCAAGAAATGCAAGCTAAGTTTCAATATGACATGCAGCTTAAGCAACTTGAAGTTCAAAACACACAACAAAAAGAAAATGCAATTGAAGATCGTAAAGATACTCGTAGCAAAATGGAAGCTTCACAACAAAGTGAGCTTATAAGTCAAAGGCAAAACGATAGTTTACCTATAGACTTTGAAAATCAACCCGAGCAGGGTATGCAGGCTTTCATGTAGAAAGTAAACAATTATTTAATTATATTTTATTATGTCAGAAGAAAAAACAAATGAACCTGTTAAGCAGGAAGGTGAGTTTAAAATTAAAAAGAAAACTCCTAAAAAATTAACAACACCAAGTGATGAGCCTATTAAAGTAAACATCAAAGAACCTTTGGTTGAAACGGCTCCGGAAATTACAAAGGTGGTAATACCAAATGAAGATGCCATTCAAATCGGAGAAACAAAGGAAGTATCTGTGGAAGAACCATCCGGAGATAGCGCAAAGGTGGGAGAACCTGTACAAGAGTCCAACAAGGATGCTGAAGGGTTTTCTCCAATCAAAGAAGTAACTGAAGAAAAAGTTAAAGAAGTTGAAGCTCAAGTAGAAAAAGCGGTTCAAGATGAAAAAATTCTTGGTAAAGCTTTACCTGAAAATATTGAAAAGCTGGTTTCATTTATGGAAGAAACAGGTGGGACGATAGAGGACTATACTAGACTTAATGCTGACTATTCTCAAATAGATGATGTTACATTATTAAAAGAATACTATAAAAAAGAAAAACCTTATTTAGAAGGTGAAGACATTGATATGTTACTAGAAGACTTTATCATTGATGAAGATATCGACGAAGATAGAGATGCACGCAAGAAAAGAATTGCGTTTAAAGAAGAAGTTGCGAAAGCCAAA